TCTTTTTCTACACCATCAATAAGTGCTTTACCTTTGTAATCTGGATGCGAATCCGTTTTTTTGTAATCGTTCTTAAAAATTGCTCCTGTGTTGTTTTTCTGTTCCATAACTTATTTATTTATTTATATATTTTAATTTTAAAGGTGTCCAATATGTTTTTTTTGAGTTTAATATTTTTTTATTTTTTAAATATCCAGGTTCCCATATTGGATAATCTTGCCATATACTTAAGCCATCAAACATTAAATCATAAACACTTAATGGAGTTGGTTCTAATTTTTTTTCTATAAATATAAGTTCATCTAATATTCCAATGGCTTCTTTACTTACCCCTCCTATAAAAGCCGTTTTAACTGACCATTCTTTTGCACCTTTTACATAATCATATTTGCCTTTTAATTCTGGAATCAAATCTCTTAAATCTAACATATATAATTCTTCATTATAAGCGTTTTTAATTTCTTTAAGTATTCTTTCTTTTAAATTCATTCCTTAATTGTTTTACTTATTATGTAGGCGCTTAACGTCTTTCGTTTTCGCCTTGCTTTCTCTTTTAAAAGCTTTTTCTCTTCTTCTGTTACTCTTATTGTAACAATATTAGTTTTTCGTGTTTTCATCTATTAAAGTTTCATAATACTTTCTACATTCTTTTACTCTATCGTAGATGGCTTTTACAACGTCTTTATCATATCTTACCTCAAAAGTTTTTATTCGTTTTTCTGTAGGTATATGGTCAAAATTGTGCTTGGCTTCTACTTCTGCTCTTAACTCTTCAGATTCATCTATTAAATGATTCTTCCAATGTTCACGCCTTACCTCATCTTCTACTATTTCGCTTGGTGTATTTACTAAACAATATGCAAGAACTGATTTACGTTTGTTACAAAGTGCCATATAACCCTGCAACTGGAAAAAATAATCACGATTAGGTATATCTTCAGCAAAGAATGGAAAAGTTGTTGCATCATAACTACTCTTAACGTCTAAAAGTATTGTATCCGTGTTTACGTCTGGCGTACCTGTAAGAAAATCATTGTTAAAATGTTCTTCGTTTTTATACATCAATCCAAAATCTAAAACATCTTGTGCTAATAAAATACTTTCATCTTCTACAATATTTCCTTTGTCAGTATAACGGCTTGAAAATTCTTTCTTAATACCGTACATCTCTTCTATTGCTAATTCTTGTAAGTAGGTCTTGCAAGTCTTACTCAATACTTCGGACTTGCTTCTGCTATTGGTCATTATTTTGCCAAGTGCTGAACATCTAATCTTCAACATAACTCCAAAGCTTTAACTTGTAAAGGCGATAAATCAAATTCTTCTAACTTAGCTTTGTTTATCTTGCCATCTTGTAACGCTTTCAATGCGTCTTCAAATCGTTTTTTAGATAGTTTCTCTTTCTTTACTTCGTTTTTATCGTGCTTGTTTGTCGTGTCTGCGTCTTTCGTATCGTCTATTAAAAACAATCCATTAAGTGCGTACTTTCTTGCATAACTTGAACTACTTCCAAACGCTTGTGCAATATCCATTCCTTTGCGATTAGGATCTATTCCTGCTTGTGCTTTTACTGCCTGCATCTTTGTGCCATCTGTAATCATTGCAGTAGATTCTACATACATATATCCTGCTGCTTCTTTTACTTCGTCAGTTAAGTTAAGTGCCAAACCATTTAATAGTGGCTTAACGGCTTCAAGTATATCTTCGCAACTTCTGTACTTGTAGTTGCCAAACTTGTTAAACTGATTCTTTGGTGCTTTTAGTTCTTGCTGGATTTTGGCCAGTCTTCCGATTACCGTGTCTTTCATAACATTATTTATTTTTTGTTTATACAAATATAACTAAATTATTCGACTTTTGTATATACTTAATAGACAATATTCTTTTTGTGTTCTTTCCGTGTTTTTAAACTCTGTTGTTTTTGGCATCCTATTATCTATAATCCAATCCGTTTTAACCTTTCTCAAATCAAAGCAATATATTCCTTGTGGCGTATAGTTTATATATAAAGGTATTTCATCGTATAAGATATGCTTTACCATTAAGTAAATGTATTTACTTCTTTCAAGCATTAAATCATTGTAGTGTTTGTTTCTACATTTTAATTCTATTCGTGTTTTTCTGGACTTACTAAAGCAATCGTGTTTAGAATATTTGTCTTTGCTCATTTCTAAATCCTGCCAATACTTTTTTAAATACTCAAACAAATCACTTTCCGACATTTTTCTTTTTTTGTTTGTATTCTTCAATGATCGCTTTTAATTCTTCTCTTGTATACTTTCTTATCTTGTGTGCTTCTTCGTGTAATTTTATTAGTTCTTCGCCTCCTATTCGTTTTTCTATACCTATTTGATAGTTGAGTAGGTTTCCGTGTTTATGTTGGTTACAGGCAACGCATTGTCCGTGTACATTTATTTCATTAAATGTTACGTTCTTGTGGCTTGTACTGAAGTAGTGTCCTGCATCGAATTTACTGCCTAATGGCTTATCGCAACTTACACAAGGTTTATGTTTATCTCTTGCTCTTATGTATGCGTTAAAGTATACCTGTGCTTTTTTAGTTAAGCTTTGCACCGTTTCTAATTCGTCTTTTAGTCGTTTTTTTTCTTTCTTCCAGTTCTTGACCTTTGCCGTTTCGACCCATACTTTGACACAATCACTTTTAAAGCAATACTTTTGATTGAAGTGTTTAGCTTCAAACTTTTCTTTGCAGTTTTTACAACGTGGCATTAAGATTAAATTCTTTTATGATTAATTCTAAACAACGTACTACAATACTATTGCCAGCTTGTTTGTAGGCTTGACTATCTGAACAAGTCCAAGTAAATGTATCTGGAAAGTCCATAAGTCTAAAACATTCTCTTGGTGTTAATCTTCTAATATTATTTTTATAACATAAAAGTAAATCTTGTTGACCTCTTTTTAAATTAAATTCACCACCTTTTAAATGACTATTAACACAAGGTGAACAATTATCTTTTCTTATTCTTAATCCTTCATCATTTCTATAGTCTGCAATTTTTATTGTGTTATCAGTAGGACACAAAGCTGCATTTGCCCGTAAAGTGTTAGCAGTATCATTTTCGTTTTTTGGTTGCCATTTAAATCCTGTTTGTTTTTCTTCGTGTCTTTCTTTGTGTTTTAAAAAACCGTTTATAATTGTTTCACTCAAATAATATTTTGATAAATCAACTTTTACAAAAGGATTGTCATTGCTTATTTTATTGCAACGTGCAATTATAGTATTGGTAGATTCACTATTTTCGTCTAAAGGATTAAATTTATTATATTTTTGGTTTTTGTTTAAATTTTTAACACCTTCTTCATTAACTAAATATTTTGGAATTAATTCATTTTGTAAAATATCCTTTAATCGTTTAGTTAAGTGTTCTTCTTTTGCCCACCTAAAATAATTGTCTTTGTCGTCACGAATACCAACAATAAAAACTCTTTCTCTATTCTGTGGCACTCCGTGTTTTTTTGCATTCATTACTTTGTAATAAATATGGTATGGTACTGAATCTTCATAAGGAAATAATACAGGTAAACCATTAACCGACTTACCACCTAACATATTTATCCACTCCTTAAAAGTGTTTCCGTTATCGTCTGACAATAGACCTTTAACATTTTCAAATATAAAGTATCTCGGTTTGTTCTTCTTTATAAACTCGTGACTATTGAAAAACAATACACCTCTTTTATCTTCTTTGCCTAATCTCTTTCCAGCTAAACTAAAAGCTTGGCAAGGTGGCGAAGTCATATAAATGTCTAAACTTTCTTTTGGTATTTCTCTTTCGTATACGTCTTTAGGATAGTATTTAGGCTCTCCGTAATTATGTATAAATGTTTCTCTTGCGTACTTGTCCATATCACAAGCAAAAACTTCTTTATAGTCAATACCTAAACGCATCAATGCTTGATTAAACGCACCTACTCCGCTAAAATCACTTCCTACCTTTATCATATACCCTCTTTTAAGTTTTCTACTAAAATATTTAACTTTTCTAATTCGTGTTTTTGTTCACTTATAACCATCTGC